AGTAAGCAAGTGGGATATTAGTAGTCCTGTAGTACCGAGGATAACTTCGTAGGGAAATGGAATACTAACTTGGCAATGTGGATTGTCCGGTTGAGGTGGGAACACCAATAAGAATAACCCATAGGAATCAAGTAAGAAACATACTTCCAAATATGTGATTGCGGGTTCCAAAATTAGAGTTGAGTTAAAACCGAAAGGTAAGATAAAGAACGAGTGGTGTCGATTTTATCCTTATCAAACATCTACCAAGATGTTGATACGAACTACACTTGAAATTTCGTAATGGGGACATTACACGGAGGAGGTTAGTATTTTGTTGTCCAAAAGATAACGAAGCTTACGACAGACCCCTTCTTCGACACATCCACAACACAATTACTATTTTCAATATGGTGAAAAACTAAAAAGATATATAGCAAAAGTGTCTGTCAGTCGTGAGTGACAAGGTGACTACTTAGTTATGGGCTGTCCATAGCACACAAAGACCGCAAGTTGATGTGTATTCTTACCAAAAACCTCTAATCCCGCAAGGATTAATCAGTCCGCAAGATTGAGGAGAGTGGAGTAATAAGAGAGTAATTTACGACTCGAGGAGTGATTGGTCTAACCAATCGTCACTGAGGATTACATCTCAAAAGGATGTGGATATAAAGGGAACTAATAATCCTTTTAAAGATTCTCAATAATAGGTCTAATCTCAACCTAATTAGCCAAAAAGGTGTTACAGAAATGTGACACCTTTTTTTGTTTATATCAAAAAAAGTATTATCTTTGTCGTATGAAAAAATCAGTTAGTATAATCAATAAGAAAGCAAAGTTTGAGTACGAGTTCCTTCAGACAGAAACTTGTGGAATCCAACTATTAGGTTCAGAAGTTAAATCAATCAGGGGTGGTAAGGCATCCATCTCTGAGGGTTATTGTTATTTCAACAACGGTGAGTTATTTATAAAAGGGATGAATATATCCGATTATGGATATGGTTCTTCTCACGATACAACCCGGGACCGAAAACTTTTACTTAAACGAAAAGAGTTAAACAACTTGGAGAATCAACTCACCAACGGATTAACTATCATCCCATACAGATTGTTCCTGAATGATAAAGGATTGATTAAAATGGAGATTGCCTTGGCTCGTGGTAAGAAACTCTACGACAAGAGAGAGACGATTAAAAACCGGGATATTGACCGGGATATGAAAAGGGACTTGAAATAGTCCCTTTTTTTATTATATTTAATTATCAGTTCAAAATAAACAAATTAAAAAACACAGAAATTATGATTATAGGAATTTTTTTAGGTATGGTTATGGTTCTCGGGGTACTGGGAGTTGTGGTTATGGTTAGGATGTATTCAGACATCAAAAAATTAAAAGTATTAGTTAAATCTCAAGAAGAAATTATCAGAGAGGATAACCTTAATATTCATCGTCGTATAGATGGTGAAATTGACAGAACAAATAAATTATACGAAGAAACTAATCGACACTTCACTGCAAGAATTGATAAAATATACAAAGAAATTGAAGAGGTATATCGACAAATGGATTCAAGATTAGATAGATTAACAAATAAAATGAGTATTCCTGTTACAAGGGATTTACTAAAAGATTAAAAAATAAACATTTGAACTGATAACAAAAAAACCCATCGTATGATGGGTTTTTCTTTTGGTGGAAGTGCGGGGACTCGAACCCCGGTGTTACTTGTATTACCTATTAAGGACTACACGTTTAGGTCATTGTTTAAGCTAACAATCCGAAATTTCACAATTCCCTTATTTTAGAGTGGTTCGGTTTACTGAGAACTAATCCTCCACTTGTACCTTTTCGGATAGGTACCACACCTTTGTAGGGACTTCTGTTGCTAGGTTATATGTCCACCGACCCCAATGTGAGTTTGCTTACGCTACGTTCACAAGCTCGTCTTGACGTACAAGACCTACTAGAGCCATTTTGTTTAAAACGTTTCCGTTTAGATTGTTGTACCCATAGATTTAAGTGATAGAGAACATCTCACTACGTGCCCCGAATAACCATTACGAATAGTCAATTCCGTGTCACTCCCATATTTTGATACCACAAAGATAATACAAAAAATGGAAAAACCAAATTTTATTTATATTTATTATTAAAATAAATATCAATGCCTGATACAAACGACTCTCGCGGGGAATCTAAAATAATATTTGAAGATGAAAATTGGTTAATTGTAGAACCTATGGACTACGATTCTTATTTATATTACGCTCCGGACAACACAAAATTAATGTGGAAAGATGTTAGGAATGGACAACTATTTTGTATTGTAGATAAGGAGAATAATGCTGGTCTTGGAGGTGGGTTTAGAACTTATATAATTTTCAAAGACGAGGATAATAAAATATCATACTATAATTGGAATGGTGTTAAACGACCAAGAATTGACTTCCTTGAATATTTTCCTGAGGATATTAAACCACAAATTACAGAAATTATTGGTTACGGAAAACTTTATTCGTTATTAATTAAAATTAAAAATGGTGAAGAAGTTAGTGGTCGTGAGTTGGAAAATACTGACGAGTCAATTTACGATTTCAGATACACACCAAAAGCACCATTTAAAAGTAAAATTACTCTTAGTTTTGATGATGATGAATATATTGGGTTATTTGACCCTAGTGACGATGATTTATATTATTTTAGAGTCATTACATCAAGTTATGATTCTTATGAATTTCAGGATGAATATCAAGCCCAAGAAGATTTCCAACAGGGATATATTGAGTATTATTTTAATGGTGAAAATCTTGTAAAATTAAAAGAAATTCTTTCAATTATTTTACCGGATGCTGTTGAGTTAGGTACGGATGAACAAAAAGAAGAAGCAGGTAAAAAACTATATGATATGTTTGAAAATGAAATTGATAATATCATTAGTGATTATGTTGCGGAAGAAAATGCTTGTAAATCAAGAACGTTTCAAAAAGAAATAACAAATGATTTGTGTAATCAATTCTACAATTACGGTATTTTTACCGAAAATTGTCTTACTCGTTATTTTACAAGTGTTGGTATGTTAGTTGCGTTATATGACACAATGGGTGATACCACATTAACTATAAAAGAATTATTATTTAAAATTGGGTCTGATATGAACTTGGCTGGTTGGGGTGAATATATTTATGAGTACCAATGTGATGATTTTGATAATGAATCTTATGATAGATATGTTACGATTTATTTAGATAAAATAATGGAAAAACTCGAAGATGAGTCCCAATATGATGATATCCACGAATATTCTGAATTATATAAACGACTTGCGTTAAAATATAAAATAGGTGGTCGTTATTTTACCAAAAATAAAAGAGATTTTTTCTATAGAGGAATTAACCCGGAAAACAACAGAATACTTATTCAGGTGTTTAAGAAAGAAGGTGGAATGGAAAATAGAAGTTATTCTGAAGAAGAATTTAATAACTTTTTAGTTTTTCCGGAATTATTTGAGGGGTTTATTAGAATAAATTAATTTTTTTTCCTATCTTTGCTAAATGGAAAGAGACTATCAATTATTAAAAGACGTTTTGTCGGTTCCGACTAAAACATATCAAGAAGACCTTATGGTTGAATTTCTAATCAATTGGTTAGAAGAAAATGGGATTCCCTTTAATGTGGATGAACATAACAACATTTACGCAATAAAACAAACAGATGAGTTTGTGGATTATTTTCCCTGTGTAATTGCTCATACTGATACTGTTCATAGTATTGACTCAATTAATATTCGTGAGGAATCATTACAAAATGAACAATATTTACTTAAACCATCGTTAAAAGCGTATAATGATTTTGATGAACCAACCGGAATCGGTGGTGATGATAAATGTGGTGTTTATGCGTGTTTGGAATTATTAAAAGAATTACCAAATGTAAAAGCGGCGTTTTTCGTATCTGAAGAGACCGGATGTCACGGGTCCAAAAAAGCCGATGAAAATTTCTTTATGAACGTTGGATATGGGATTCAGTTTGACGCTCCGGGTAATAGAATGGTTACAGAAGTTTGTATGGGAACAAGATTATTTGAAAGAGATAGTGAGTTTTTTGAAACTTGTAATGATGTGTTAAGTGAGAGTTTTAATGGAGAACAAGAATACTTCTCCAATCCTTATACGGATGTTTATGCGTTAAAGAACAAGTTTGACTTCTCCTGTATCAATTTTGCGATAGGTTATTACAACTATCACACAAGAAATGAGTATGTGGTTGTTGAGGATGTTTATAATGGAATAGAGACCGGTAAAAAGATGATTGAGAATCTTGGTAATAAGAAATATAATTATAAACTACCTGATAATCATCGTAGAGTATTTTAAGAGTCGTAATGACTCTTTTTTTATTTATGGGATATTTATAAATAAAATATTTTATGAAACAATTATATTTCTTAGACGAAGAAGAAAAAAATAGAATTTTAAATCTTCACGAAAGTGCGACTAAACGTCATTATTTGGGAGAACAGGCGACCAATCAAACAAATTTACCAACGATAACTGATAATGATAAAACATATGATTATCAAAAAAATGGTGATACGTATTTTTTTAAAGTTAAACCAAACGCTACGGATAATCGAGCTCAGAAATATAAAGATGGTAATTGGCATCAAGGTATTGGAAAAGCATCTACTGCAATAAAAGCACTTTTTGATAAAAAACCTAATGGTACACAAACTCAAGTTAAACCGGTAACAAATACTGACCCATCAAAAGCTGCTCAAGTAACGGCTAATGTTGCTCAAACAGGTGTCACACCAGCAGGAACAACACCGGCAGGAACTACACCGGCAGGAACTACACCAGCAGGAACTACACCAGCAAAAACTACACCAGCAGGAACTACACCAGCAGGAACAACACCGGCAGGAACTACACCGGGAGCAACAAGTGGTGTTGTTTCGGTGAATGCTAATGACATTATTGCGACATCGGAAACAGGAACAGAAACACCGGCTGTTGCGGGAACACCGGCAGCAGAACCGACAACACAATTTAAATCGGGTAATTTACCAAAAGATATAGGATTTAAACCTTCAACACCAAAATTAACATAAATAAAAAAAAGAGGACTATTTGTCCTCTTTTTTCTTTCTACTCTTTTTCACCTCTTCTGGTTTAACAACCACTTCTTTCTCTACGGATATAAGGGTGTATGGAACACCCTCCACCATATTTCCTTTGATAATCTCTTCAGATACAAAATCCTCAATTTTATCTTGAATTGCTCTTTTAATTGGTCTTGCCCCGTAGGTCTCATCAAATCCAACTTCAGATATTAGTTCTAAAATACTTTCATCAAATGTGATGTCATATTTTAATCCAACCAATCTTTTGGATAATTTATCCAATTCCAAAGTTACAATTTTCTTAACGTCTTCTTTAACTAAAGAGTTGAAGATAACAACCTCATCAATTCTGTTTAAGAATTCCGGTGTAAAGAATTTTTTAAGTTCTTTTTTAAGAGTCTCACGTTTGTATTCCTCTTCGGCGTAAGAACTATTACCTGTTTTGAACCCAACACCTGAACCAAAATCCTGTAATTTTTTAACCCCCACGTTTGATGTCATAATGATAACACAATTTTTGAAGTTAATCTTTCTCCCCATACCATCGGTAAGGTGACCATCGTCTAATACTTGAAGTAGAGTTCCAAAAATATCTTTGTTGGCTTTCTCAATCTCATCAAATAGAATTACAGAATAAGGTTTGTTTTTCACTTGTTCGGTTAATTGACCACCTTCATCGTATCCAACGTATCCCGGAGGTGCTCCAATTAATCTTGAAATGGAGTGTTTTTCTTGGTATTCGGACATATCTACACGAATCATATTATCTTCGCTACCGAATATTTGTTTGGCTAGTTGTTTTGCCAAGTATGTTTTACCCACACCTGTTGAACCAAGGAAGATGAATGAACCAATTGGTTTGTTTGGGTCTTTGATTCCAACTCTATTTCTACGAATTGATTTAACAATTTTTGAAACGGCTTCGGATTGTCCAATAACTTTATCAGATAGGTTTGTTTCCATATCAGAAAGAGTTTTGGTTTCGTCGGCATTTAATTTTGTTACAGGAATTTTGGTCATATTTGAAACCACCTCATAAACCAAATCTAATGTGATTTCTTTTTTATTGATTAGGGATTCCTCTTCAAACTTTTTCTTTTCAGTTTCAAGTTTGGTTAAGATACGTTTTTCTTTATCACGTAGATTTGCCGCCTCCTCATAACGTTGTTGTTTAACAACATCAACTTTTTCTTGTTTGATATCTGCTGCTTGTTGTTTAAGTTTCTCGATTGATTCGGGTAACTTAACTTCAACTTGACTTCTTGCTCCAACCTCATCTATAATGTCAAATGCCTTGTCCGGGAATTCTCTATCGGTGATGTATCTGTCTGCTAAATCAACACATACTGATAATACTTCATCAGTATAAGTCACTTTATGATAATCCTCATATTTGTTTTTTACATTTTTAAGGATGATTAGGGTTTCAGCTTTGGTTGCGGCATCCACAACAACTTTTTGGAAACGTCTTTCTAACGCTCCGTCTTTCTCAAAGTTTTTTCTATATTCATCTAAGGTGGTTGCTCCAACACATTGGATTTCACCACGGGCAAGTGCCGGTTTAAAGATGTTTGATGCGTCCATTGACCCTGATGAATTTCCCGCCCCAACGATTGTATGGATTTCATCAATGAATACGATGATGTTTGGTGCGTTTTGAAGTTCTTCTATGATAACTTTCATTCTCTCTTCAAATTGTCCTCGGTATTTGGTTCCGGCAACAATTGATGTCATATCTAAGGATACGATACGTTTGTCCATTAAGTTTCTTGGACATTCCCCATTATAAATCATAATGGCAAGACCTTCCACGATTGCGGTTTTACCACAACCCGGTTCTCCGATGATTATTGGGTTATTTTTCTTTCTTCGTGAAAGGATTTGTGCGATACGAGTGATTTCTCTTTCTCTACCAATAACCGGGTCAAGTTTTCCTTCTTCGGCAAGTTTTATCAAATCTCGACTAAAATTGTCTAATACGGGAGTTGATGAATCGGTTTTAACTGATTTATTACCTCCATTACTTCCACCATCCATAGATTCTATCATAATTAATTGTTTTTATTTAAGTATAAGGATTAATTTCATTTTTTCAAATGATTGGGACAAAAGTAATACATTATTTTTAATTGACAAAACAATTTTTAAATATATTTATTGATATGGAAAAGAAAAAACCTTGGATGAAATATATGGATGAGATTCATCCGGAATCTGAATTGTCTGCGGTGTATAGAAAACTTCGTCACGCATTCCAAAGAGAAGGATGGACTCAAGAACAATTGGAAAGACCACCATATTATCCTCAAGATATTATGAATTACTATCAAAAAATATCAGATTTAGTCACCTCATTAAAAAGTGAAATAAAATCTTATTTTGGAGATATTGACTATGATGAGTTTGGTCTCTATCTTCATAGTAAATTAAAACATATAGATTTAGAAACACCTTTAAAAGATGGCAATATTAAAAGAAACAATTCAAGGGACGAAGATAATTAATGAAATCCAATCGTCAAATGTTAAAAAAACCGAATACGATACAGAAACTAAAATAATGTTGGTTGAGTTTAATAATGGACACAAATATGAGTATTCTGATGTTCCCCACCAAGTATATACTCAATTCAGAATGTCGGAATCACAGGGTAAATTTTTCTCATCAAAAATAGTTAAAACTTACAAACACAAAAAAATCTAACAATTATAAATATTTAAGTATTTATAGTTAATGAGTAATCTTAAAAGTATATTATCAAGTTTTCATTTACAGGACGAACTGAATCCTAAAATTTGGGAATCATCGGATAAGATGTCTTCTAAAGTTAGAGAACGTCTATTAGAAATTGCCTACGAATTTATTGAATTTTTAGGTGTTGATGTTATTATATCAGATGTGGTTATGACCGGTTCGTTAGCAAACTACAATTGGTCCAAATATTCTGACGTTGATTTACACTTAATTGCCGACTTTGAGCAATTCTCAGAAAGAGAGCTTCCACTATATGAAGAACTTTTTAAATTAAAAAAAACTTTATTTAACGACAAACACGATATTAAAATCTATGGTTATGATGTTGAATTATACGTTCAAAACGATGTTGAGGCACATTTTAGTAGTGGAGAATATTCTGTCTTATTTGATGAGTGGAAAAACAAACCTAAAAAAGAAAAAGTTAAAATTGATACGGAACTAATTCAAAACAAAGCTAAACATTGGATGAAAATTATTGATGAGGTAATTGATAATTCAGATGATAAATCATTAGAATCCGGTGTGGATAGTATTAATAAGGTAAAAGATAAGTTAAAAAAATATAGGACTTCGGGTATAGAAGATGGTGGTGAAATGTCTGATGAAAATTTAGTATTTAAAGTTTTGAGAAGAAATGGTTATATTCAAAAACTATTTGATTTCCAAAATGAATATCAAGACAAAAAACTTTCTTTAAAAGAAAAATCAAGATAATTAATAATAAACCCCCCGGAATTACAACATTTTTAATTCCGAATATATTTATATATAAAATAATTCCAAAAAAACAAATAAAAATGGGAAACAATTTAAGACCGGTTGGCAGCGAAAAACTAGAAGGAATGGAGAAAATCCAGCGTATTATGGAAATCGCTAGATACAAAGAAAATATTCCGACACCTATTAATGAAGATAAATCTACAGAATATACTAAAGTTTTAGCTAACGGTAGAACTTATAAAATTGATAAGGAAAAAAGTGGTTACATTATTAAATGTAATTTAACGGAATCAACAAATGATTTTGATTATTTGGAGCCTATGAAGAATAGAAAATATTATTCATCATATTCTCAAGCGTTAAAACGACTTAATTTAATTGCGAAAGAAGTTAATGTTAATGAAGGTAACGAAAAGAATGTTAACTTATTTTACGAAAGTGCTGATGAGGCGACTAAGTATATTTTAAAAATGAATGGTGGTGAAACTGCGGAACAAGCGGCTCCGGCACCTGCCCCAGCACCCGCTCCGGCACCGGCACCTGCCCCATCTCCGGCACCCGCTCCGGCACCAACACCAGCACCCGAGGAAGAACCGGATATGGGAATTGATGATATGGATTTAGGAGATGATATGGAAGACGACGATAATGAACCGGTGAGTTTAAAAACAATTCAAAAATTAACAGGTAAATTGGCTCAAAAATTAAGAGCGTTCCAAGAAACAGAGGAAGGTCAAGATATGACATCTAAAGATTCAAAATATGTTATTAACTCAATTTTATCGGCGATAGATTTAGATTCTATGGAAGAAGAAGACAAAGAAGAGATTGTTGACAAAATTGAAGGAACAGAAGAAGAAGGTATGGGAGATTTTAACCCTGATGATATGGGTGATGAAGAACCTGATTTTGGTGGTGATGAAATGGGTGATGAAGAACCGATGGCACCTGAAGGTGAAATGGGTGAAGGGTTTGATGATTTTGAAATGAAATCAAGATTTGATGATTTTGATGAAGATGAGTATAGTGATTTAAACATTCCTGATGATATGCCATCATATAAGACAAAATGGCATTCTTCTAAAGACAAATACGATGAAACAGATTTTAAACCAAAACGTAGAGGAAATTTGAGACATCCGGATATTGATGATGAACATTCAGGTCATCTTGAAGATATGATTGAGGGAATGTTTACAGAATCTAAAGTTGATAAAATTATTGAGGGTTATTTCAAGATAGATGAAAAAGAAAAAAAATTATTAGAATCTAAGAAAAAACAAACTAAAATAATTTCTGAAAGTAAAAAAGTTAAAATTAATAAAATCAAACAATTATCTGAAAGTATATCTCAAGAAGTTGGTGCAAGAAAATTAATGGAAAAATATCCAAACGCTAAATTGGTTGGTAAAACAAACAGACAAAATTTGGTATTTGAAATGAACAACAAACAATTAAGAGTTAATACAAAAGGTCAGATAGTATAATGAGTTATTTAATATATGTTAATGAATTAGGTCCTAATTATAAAGGTGATAACATATATGAATTTATTTTTTCGGATAGTTCTGAAGATGTTTGGGGTGAAGCTTGGGAATCAAAACCATCAAATGGTTATCCTCTTCCACCGGACATAGAACATATAAAAAATGTAGGAGTTTTGAAGAATGACCAAATCACAATGTCAGTAATTCAAAACTCTGACTATTTTTCGATGATAGATTCTATGGATGATATAATCGCATTATGTTGGGAAAACGAAAGTGAAGACGTTGACTTCACTCGTCAAAAAAGATTGGTTTTTAAGTTTGGAGAAACGGAACAATCAGTAAAAGATAAATTATACGAAAGAGATATCGTATTAGAGTTTGAAAAAAAAATTGAATATGAACACTAATCAAAAAAAATTAAAACTAGTAAAGGAGGGAATTAAAGCATCCACTCTAAATAAAATGACCGATAGTCAGGTTGATATATTGTTCAGTAAATTACAGGAACAAGTTACACCTGTAAGTGAACCGGCTAAAACAGCTTATAAAGTTGGTGATAAAGGTGGTAGTTTACCCGCGACACCTAAAGGATATAGTATGAAAAAAAATCCTGACGGGACTTTTATGGCGATGCCTAATGAACAAGACGACACTTTAAATGTTGTCCAAGACCCTGATGCTAGTGCCGACGGAATGGGTATGATGGAAGAAAAAGAAATTGACGAAAAATTTGAGTCTAAAAAACAACAAAAATATTTCTTTGCTAAATGTGGTGATGGAAAAACAAAAGAACAAAAAAAATGGTGTAAAATGGCTGAAGAGTTTGGAAAAAAAACTAACTTTGCTAAACTTCCTGAAAAGAAAAAAGAAACCAAAGAAGGTTATGAAGATATGTTTAAAAGTGCGTACACCAAAGTTATGAAAAGTAAACTTGGTGATATGATGCCACAACCTACTTTTGGGGAGAGTGAAATTGAAAGAAAAATTTTAAGAATCGTCGAAAGACACATTACACCAAAAATGAGTAAACAAGAATTATTACGATTATTTGAAGGAGACACAAAAACAGCTCCCGTAAAACCAAAAGTTAATCCTGGTACAAAACCAAAACATCCATTCAAACCGGACCCTGATAAAAAAGGAGCTCCAAAAGCGAAAAAAACAGAAATGGATGAGGATACTAAAACCGCTCCGGCAAAACCAAAAGTTAATCCGGGAACAAAACCAAAACACCCATTTCAACCTAACCCTGATAAAAAAGGGGCACCAAAGGCAATGAAAAAGGAATTACCAAGTTTTTTAACATTTAACGCGTTAGGTCTTAACAAATAATAATTATGAGTGCAAATTTAAAAATGGAAAAAATATTACAAGTTAAAAGTGACTTGGATAAAAAATTAGTTAATGAAGGTTTGACTAATAATCAACAAACTATGTTAAATGAAATTAATCGTCGTTTAAATGAGGCTCCGGTTAGTTATGATGGACCTGAGAGAATGGAACCGGGTATTGAAAGACAAATTAATCAAAGACAAACACCATATGCTGAAAATCCTATGTTACCACAAGATGGTGATAGAGATTTTGTTGAATTAATTACATCACAAAGATTTAAGGACTCAGTAGAGAAAGTAAGAAGATTTTTAGGTGATACTAGACCAATCCAAGGTGATAACCCTTTGGCGGGTCTTATGAGTTCAGTTATGGGTGGATTACAACAAATTAAAAGAGTTGAAATTCAAAACCAAGAATATTTAGAAAATTTAGCGGTTGATTTAGTTAAAAAAGAATTAGGTATTCCCGAAGGTCAATTACAATTTGATGTGGAATTAGTAAGTGGTATGATGGGTGCTGCTGAAGGTATGCAAACACAAGCAGAAGAGCCGGATGAGGAAGAAGTAGAAGATGCTTTTAAAGAGAGTGAAGAACACCAAGAAGAAATAGAGGACTTTATGGATTCTATGGAAAAATTCAACTTAGAGAAAGCAAAAAGAAGAATGATTAATTCATTAGTTCAAGGAGCCGCATTCAAAGGTGGTCATATGTATACATTGGTTAGTGATGAAATTAACCGATTAGACCCCAACTTATTAAACTTATATGGTGTGACACAATCATTAATGGAACACTTATATTGGTTATATCCTGATATGGAAAGAATGGCAGGTTCCGGTGGTGGTCAAATGGGGCAATCAGAATCTGACCCAACAACTGACCCCCCAACAATTAAAGCAAAGGCATTCACATTCCCTTTATTGGTTCACGAGATAGTTAAAGGTATTTATTCATTATATGGAGACCAAGGATTACCAAACGACCCTGTTCAAAGAAGTATGGTTGTTAGAGCCGAAGATACTTTACCGGGTGAGGTTTGGGATTCAAGATTAGGTCCAATTTTTTGGGAGAAATTTAGAGATTCTTGGCCGGACACTTTATATGATGATGACAAAAGACATCTTCAACAATATTTATTTATGAAATTGTCTAATTTAGAGGCAAAAGATTTTATAAATTTAGCTAAAGCAATTTTAGCCGATAAACCAGAAGCAAAACAGGTAATTCAAAGAATGGTTGATGAAATCGTTGAAATCTTAAAGAAATACGAATACGAATCTAAAATGTCTGATGACGATGATGATAGTAATGATGGTTATAACGATGACGATTTTGATGACTTAGATGATATTGATTTATCTTCATTAGGATTCTAAAAATTACCGACAACATTATGTATGTCGAACTTAACAAGAGAACAAGTACTTATAGAGTACGTAAAATGTAATAGAGATACGGAATACGCATTAAAAACGTATTTAGAAACGTATGATAACACGGTGAAAAAATATGTTCCTTTGGAACTTTTCCCGGACCAAATTACTCTATTAGATGATTATGAAAACTACAACGAAAATATAGCTTTAAAATACAGACAGGCCGGGGTATCAACAGTTACCGCGGCTTGGATGTCTAAGAAACTAATATTTGCTAGAAAAGAAACTCCCGAAAAAATATTGATTATCGCCAATAAGTTGGATACTTCATTGGAGATGGCGAACAAGATAAAAGCGTTCGTTGGTCAATGGCCGTCTTGGACCGGTGTAGAATTTGATAAGACAAAAAATTCCCAAAAACATTATAAATTAACAAATGGGTGTGAGGTTAAAGCCGTTGCAACATCTAAGGATGCCTTGCGTGGATTTACACCCACCATACTTGTATTTGATGAGGCGGCGTTTATCGAGGCCGACAGTGATTTTTGGTCTGCTTGTATGGCATCCCTATCTACGGGGGGTAAAGTAATTGTTGTGTCAACACCCAACGGTTACGACGCAATTTACTATGAAATATACGACCAAGCATTACGTAATATGAATGATTTTAAAATTACGGAAATGTTTTGGTACAGAGACCCAAGATACACAAAAGATTTATATTTTGTAAAAACAGATAATATTATTCACTATTTGTTAAACAAAGAAGAATACAACCCTAATGAATTTATTGATTGGGGTAGTAAATCATATGATGCACGAAACTTTGATGATGTTAAATTATTGATGAATGACGGATACAAACCTTGTTCTTCTTGGTTTGAGGCGATGGTGAAGAAATTAAAATACGACAAACGTAAGGTTTCTCAGGAATTGGAATGTAACTTCTTAGGTTCCGGGGATAACGTATTTGATTCTTTAATGATGCAAAATATACGTGAAAATCAAATCCAAGAACCGATTAACAAATTGATGGGGAACGCTCTTTGGATTTGGAAAGAACCGGTTGTTGGTCACAAATATATTATGGGTGTCGACGTTTCCCGGGGGGATTCAGAGGATTTTAGTTCATTCCAAATTGTTGATTTTGATGCTCGAGAACAAGTTGCCGAGTATGTAGGTAAGCTACCTCCGGACACTATGGCTGAGATTTGTCATAAATGGGCGACAATATATTCTTGTTTTGTGGTTATTGATATTACTGGAGGAATGGGTGTTTCAACTTCAAGAAAACTCCAAGAAATGAATTACCGAGATTTATATGTTGATGGTGTTGATTTATCCAATAAATGGAAATACGACCCAAAGGCGATGGATAAAATTCCCGGATTAAACTTTAATAATAAAAGGGTTCAAATTATTGCTTCGTTTGAAGAATCAATGAGACATGATTTTAGAGTTTATAGTGCTCGTTTATATAATGAGATGAATACCTTTGTTTATATCAATGGTCGTCCTGACCACCAAAAAGGACATCACGATGACTTAATTATGTCAATTGCTATGGCAACCTATGTCGCAGAATCTTCTTTTGGTAAATTGACCAAGGTTACAGAACAAACCAAAGCAATGATTAATTCTTGGTCAGTTAACAATAATGAGGCAATAAAAGAGAATATTAATTTCAACCCTGTTATCCCACATTACCAAGACAGAATAAATCAATTTAATAGCCAACAAGTTAGTCGTGAGGATTATCAAAAATACGGATGGTTATTTGGAGTTAGATAATATTTATCTAAAAAGAACATATGGGTATTAGCGATAGAAAAAGAAGTATTGATTTTCCTGTTAATATAAATCTAGATTTAAACCAAGAAGCAAAACCAAACCAATTTTTAGTTGATAATAATTTTAAGGGTGGTGATTTTGTTAGTAGAAAAAAATCCGGGAATGTATTTGCTGGCTCAAAACTTTATGTTGATAATCAAGGAATTTATAATGAAAAAAATATAACTCCTGACTTATTTAAAAAATTCCCAAAAGAAACTTTAGTAAGTGGAGGTAATCCACCACCACCACTATTAACTTGTGATTTTGAATATAATGTTATACCACCAAGTTCAACACCAATACCGTCAAATACTCCAACACCAACCCTAACACCTACACCAACCCTAACGCCTACAATTACTCCAACTAATACAGTTACTCCAACACCTACAATTACTCCAACACCAACACGAATTCCATTAGAAGAATTTATAATTAATGCGGTAAGTGTTACTCAAATTTACCAAACACCCGACAGTGGATTTACTATAACATCATCACTTACTTATCAAATAGATTGGGGTGACGAAATTATAGAGACATTCCCATCCGGAACTACTAGAATAAATCACATATATTCATCACCTTATTTACCTTATACCGGACAAATTAAAATTTTATCAACAGATTTATCAACAATAACAGCTTTTGAATCAAACACGTTCCCACACAACTCTCAATCATTATGGACATCAACAAGTGAAGTACAGAAATTAGATGGATTGTTAAGATTAAGTTTATCTCCAGGTAATGGTTTATTTATTACCGGTGACGTTTTAAATTTACCACGTACTTTAACCAATTTGAATATTAATAATAACAATCTTAGTGGAACTACATCTAATTTACCACAATTTTTAACAACTATCTCTATATATGGGGATAACACTATTAGTGGTAACATATCAGGATTTACAGATACTTTAACTCAAAGTTTACAGTTGTGGGGTAATAATACCGTTAGTGGTAATACATCTGATTTACCACGTATGCTAACAAGCTCAACAATTTGGATTGTTGGTCAAAACACTATAAGTGGTGATACGTCTGGTTTACCTTCAGTAAGACAATTAAGAGTGGAAGGTCAAAACACAATAAGTGGTAGTGTTTCAAATTTACCAAGGTCACTTGTAATTTGTCAAATTGATGGTGATAACACAATTGATGGGGATATATCTACCGTACCTCCAAACATACAGGTTTTCTTATGTAATGGTAATAATACAATTAGTGGGGATGTAACAACATTACCATCAACATCAGTTGCTATTGACATTTATGGTTCTAACACTTTAAGTGGTGATTTATTTTCATTACCACCACTAATAACTAGTTTTGATATAAGAGGTAATAACACCTTTAGTTATTCTTCATCAGGTAGAACTTGGGCATCTAATTACACATTTTTATATATACAACCAATTGGTGGTAGTTGGCCAGGGTTTAATTCAACAGAAACGGACAACTTGTTAAATGATATTCAATCTAGATATATTAATACTTCTATTAGTGAGTTTCGAATAAAATGTGGTCCACCACCTAAACGTTCAACAGCAAGTGACGCGGCATTTACCGCATTAGTAGCACTTATTGGTGCAGATGATGTAATTTTAAATTAACAATATGTATAATGAAAACAAGTGGTTTATCAGTTCGTTTAATTAAAAAATAATTATAACATCAATAATATAATACAATAAAAATAACAGAAAGTACATATCCATCCTCATTATACACTTTTTAACATATAACATCAATAACTTAAAATAGAATTAGAACATAATATATGGGAACAATTTTAGAAATAACAACAACAAATTACAACGGACAATTTGCCGACATTACCTTTTTTCCTTGTTCGGGAGGAAGTATTAATATTGGTAATGTTAAGTTACCATATAATTACGAATCAGAATATTACTATGGAACATATCGTATTAATATATTTAAATATAATGAAACGTGTTCATTAGTAGTTCCTTGTCCACCACTACTTTGTGTTCCACAAATGATATATAGTGGTGAAAATTTTACTAATTTATCACTTAGTAATGGTTCGTCTTTCAAGTCGGATGGTACTGTGTTATATATAACTATTCATAATACTGCGGGTGGGTCACCAAGTGATTCTGTTTGTGCATATTCATTATCAACTCCGTGGGATGTTTCAACAATTACATTACCACGAATAGGGTGTTCAATAGCTTCTCCGGTAAGTCCTAGTGCGAATTACGGGTCATATTTTTCACCTGATGGTAGTAACTTATTTTTGGCAAATTCCTCGTATAATAGTATTATTAAATATACACTATCAACTCCGTGGGATGTCTCAACATCTAGTTATTCTCCCGGTGACTTATTTAGTGGTGGAACTTTAATTGGTCCATCATATTTAGAATTTAGTCCTGATGGTTTATTTATGTTTGTTGTAGTATCTAGTGGTCTTCTTAAAAAATATAGTTTAACCACACCTTGGATTATAAACACGGGTGTCGTAGAAGTTCAATCAATATCTTTTAATTCTTTTGATTTTACTTTTCAAAATAATGGGACTTACTTGTTTTCAATTATTACTGGTGTATCGATAAGAAGACAAACTCTAACCACACCTTATGACTTAACTTCAATTGACCCTCTTTTAACTCAAACAGAAAACGTAAGTAGTTTTATTTTTGGTGGTAATTTTTATTCAATTACTTTTAGAGATGGTTTTAAAGGATTTATTAGTGGTTATTACTCAGAAGCACCATCACGTACAGAAATTTACGCTTTTAATCTTACTTGTGAGTATGATATTAGTGGTCCATTAATCATAACACCTTAAAAACTACTTTAACCCTATCAAAACTATTTATATAAAAAAAAATACAATTAAATTTAAAATATGGAAAATAATCAAAATAATGATTTAACGGTTTGGCAAAGGTTATCACAAGCATTTGGGCCAAATTCGTTATTGAATCAAGATTACCCAACATATAAGTTAGATAAAAAGGAGTTATTAAAAACAACTTCACAAGCTGAATATGAAAGGGAAAAATTACAAGCACAACAAACTTATTACTTATCTAATCAATGGACTAAAATTGAGAGTAATCTTTATACCCAAGCGGTTTATTATGAACCAACTCGTTTGGCATCATTCTACGATTACGAAAGTATGGAATACACACCGGAAATATCTGCAGCATTAGACATTTATGGTGAAGAATCAACAACGGTTGATGAAAATGGACATATACTACAAATTTACTCTGAATCAAAAAGAATTAAATCAATTCTAGCGGATTTATTTAATAATGTTATGGATATCAATACAAACTTAACTATGTGGACAAGAAACACTTGTAAATATGGTGATAATTTTGTGTATTTAAAATTAGATTCAGATAAAGGTATTGTTGGTTGTATGCAGTTACCAAATATCGAAATAGAACGTTTGGAGAGAGGTATGGCAGCCAAATCTGCAAACCTTGAAGAACCGGCAGAAAATAAAGGATTAAGATTCAAATGGAAGGCCAAAGATATGGAGTTTAACTCTTGGGAGGTTGCTCATTTCCGTTTATTAGGTGATGATAGAAAACTTCCATATGGAACATCTATGTTAGAAAAAGCAAGACGTATTTGGAAACAATTATTATTATCTGAAGATGCGATGTTGATTTATAGAACATCAAGAGCACCGGAAAGACGTGTATTCAAAGTATTTGTTGGTAATATGGATGATAAAGATGTTGAGGCATACGTACAACGTGTTGCAAACAAATTTAAACGTGACCAAATTGTTGATGCTAAAACAGGAAACGTGGATATGAGATTCAATCAAATGGCCGTTGACCAAGATTATTTCATCCCTGTTAGAGACCCGGCAGCGACAATGCCAATTGAAACATTACCGGGAGCTCAGAATTTAGCAGAGATTGCCGATATTGAATATATCCAAAAGAAATTATTAACAGCGTTAAGAGTTCCAAAGGCGTTCTTAGGTTTTGAAGAAACTGCTGGTGATGGTAAAAATTTATCTTTAATGGATATTCGTTTCGCAAGAACTATTAATAAGATTCAAAAATCTATGATTGCCGAATTAAATAAAATTGCAATCATACATTTATTTTTATTAGGTTTTGAAGATGAGTTATCAAACTTTACACTAGCATTAACTAATCCATCATCACAAGCGGATTTATTAAAGATTGAACTTTGGAAAGAAAAAATTGCATTATATCAACAAGGTGTTGCGGCAATTGAAGGAATTGCGCCAGTATCCGTATCGTGGGCTAAGAAACATATTTTAGGATTCTCAGATGAAGATATTAAATTAGATTTACAACAACAACGTATTGAGAAAGCCGTTGGTGCCGAACTTACAAATACTGCAACAATTATCACTCATACAGGTATATTTGATAATATCGATAAATTATATGGTAATCCCGCATCCGGAGCAACTGCCGGTGGAGCAGCACCATCATCCCCACCACCACCGGGAGGTGGAGGAGGTTTCGGAGGAGACTTAGGTGGTGGAATGGAAGATTTAGGAGCACCTGAACCGGGTGGAGCACCTGAACCGGGTGGAACCCCTGAGGGAGCGGCACCTGAAGCTGAAGTAACACCTGAGTCATTTAATAGAGATAATTTAAAAATATTGGTGGAAAGAAGTACTATGACAGAAGATGAATCATATATTGATTTATCTAAAGGTGGAAACTCTTTAGGGGAAATTGAGACTCAATTAGGTAAACTTCTAAAAGATTAGATATTTATAATAAAAAATTAGATATGAAAAATTTTGGTTTATTAAAAACAAAAATAGAAAATGTGTTATTAGAATCATATGCTAACAACACGTTTAAAGATGAATTAAAAACATTTAAGAAACTTGTTATAGAAAATAAAAACATTAGCAAATTGTTTTACCTATACGACGAATTAAGTTCTCCAAAGTCATTAAATGAATCTTACTGTAATGAATACATCAATGAATGTATTAAAATTTATGAAAATACTGTGAACAAAATAAAACAATCAGATATCAATAAATTAGTTGATTGGGTTGGTAATAAAAATGTTAAAAGTAATTACACTGATATTGATACTTTATTCTCTAGTGATGTTTTAACTATTGAGTCAAAAATTAAAAGTAGAAAAGTAATTTCAGAGTCTCTTAGAAAGTTACCTACTACAAAAACTGAGGGTATTGATTTACCGTTATCAACAATGGTAAGTGTTGCCAATAAAACTATTAAAAGTTATATTGATGGTCTAAATGAATCTGATAAAAAAGAATTAATTTCTTTATTGTCTGAGGATGATTCAACGTTGAATGAAAAATACAACACACTTAAAGAAGGTGTGGTTACAAAACTAACAGAAATGAAAAATGCTAGCACTGATAATTCAATGCAAACAAGAATTGATGAAACTATTTCAAAAGTAATTTCTGAAAAATACGACAAACTTACGTATTTCAAACTTAAAAATCTTAAAGAAAATCTTTAATCGTTATCTGATTTGAACTTTTTTTGGACATACTTGGCCTTAGAAAGTTCATTTCTTTTAATAACAGATTTCTTAACAAATTCCTTCCTTTTAAAAAGTTCCCCACTTTGACGGGTTTTAATAACTTTACTCTTATAAAGTTTTAAAGCCTTCTCAATTGTAATGTTGTTATTTAATTTTATTATTATCATATATAACATATATCTTATTGTTACAAAAAGTTTTGACTATCGTAGTAAAATCACTTATTTTTTTATAAACAATAAACAGAATAATATGAAAATTAATGAAAAAGGGGAAAACCTCTCAACTTCACGGTTTTAAAACCGCTAAAGTTATCTACGGAACAGTCGATTCCATAAACCTCAAATCACTATACTTAAACATCCAAACGTGGGTGGAACCAATAGAAGAATCAGAAAATTGGGCAAGAGTTGTCCTAAATTTAAGTCGAGGTATAAAACATTCAATTTACGAAACAATAAATAAAGAAATCTTTAATGAAAATTTTATAGTAGATTTAGATTTACGTTCAAGTGGATTACATCTCGGAAAAAAATCATTTATGAATCTTGAAATAAACTTTTATTTAAATAACGAAGGTTTAGACATTAAAGGTGTGGAAATTAAAAAATTATTACAAGAAACAACAAAAAAAATTTTTAAAACAAACTTTTCAAATAACCAATACTTCAACTTTTATTTAACTAAAAATAGTAAAATAGAAGAAGAATTGTTATAAACCGAGAATGTTTAATATTTATAAATAAAAACATTCAAAATGAATTTAAAAATATTACAACCAAATGAACTAGGGAGGGGGATTCTTATTGAGTACGACGCCGGATATATTAACCCAAATGACAATCGTAACGAAACGTTAATTAGAGAATCTAGAGAAACTCTTGACCACTCAAAACCTTTTGAATTTTATGCAGTATTACAAAAATATAATACTCCAAATAGAAATGGGAGAACATACCCTGAAAAAATATTAAAAAGAGAGGCGGAAAATTATAAAAAAATGATTACAAAGGGTACGGCTCTATCTGAGTTAAACCACCCGGAGTCATCTCTTATTGATTTAGATAGAGTTTCTCACGCAATCACCGAAGTATGGTGGGAAGGTAATGTGTTAATGGGTAAGATAAAATTACTTACATCACCGGGATATCACGAAAGTGGGATTTGTTCAACCAAAGGTGATTTAGCGGCAAATTACCTTAGACAAGGTGTTACGTTAGGTATATCTTCAAGAGGTGTTGGTTCCCTTAAAAAGATTGGTGAACAAAATGAAGTTCAAGACGATTTTGA